TCGCAGTAGGTGTTCCAAAGCCCGCCGCTGCACCGTCTGAACCATCAGAACCGTCATCTCCGTCTGAACCAGCAGGGCCGGTAGGTCCGGGTGGTCCAGCAGGTCCGGTCGGGCCAGCGGGAATAGAGAATGCAAAGACTTTAGCCGTATCCGGCCCACTTGAGGTTACACCAATAGGGCCTGTAGTTGCTGTAGGCGTTCCAAACCCTGCGGCTGGTCCTGTCGGTCCTGTTCCTCCATCACTTCCAGCCGGTCCTGTAGGGCCGCTTGGTCCTGTAGGGCCTGTCGGGCCTGTCGGGCCTGTTGGTCCGGCTACTGTTGAATCAGCACCCGTAGGGCCTGTAGGCCCTGTTGGTCCGGTCGGCCCTGTAGGTCCAGCAGGTCCGGTAGGGCCTGTAGGTCCGGTATCTCCTTGAGCCGCCAAAAGACTCCAATAAGAAGTGTTAGTAGGTAGTATAGAACCGGAAGAGGTATGTGCTTGAATACAAATATATGATGATTCTTCAACCGTATAATACACCGCATCATCCACTTGATACGAAGTCGAAGTAGCCCAATTTCCTTCCCACACTAAACCTTCCGGTCCTGTGCTTCCAGCCGGTCCTGTAGGTCCGGTAGGACCTGTTGCCCCCGTATCTCCTGTAGGTCCTTGAGGTCCTGTCGGCCCTGTAGGGCCGGGAGGCCCAGCAACCGTTGAATCTGCACCGGTTGGCCCTGTAGGTCCTGTCGGCCCTGTTGGGCCTGTCGGCCCTGTTGCACCAGCAGGTATGGTAAAAGCAAAAACTTTAGATGTATCCGGACCGCTTGCCGTTACCCCTATTGGGCCTGTGGATGCAGTAGGTGTTCCAAACCCTGCTGCTGCACCCGTAGGGCCTGTTGGACCATCCGGACCATCCGGCCCTGTAGGTCCTGTTGAGCCTGTTGAGCCCGTAGGGCCTGTTGGACCTGTAGGGCCGGTAGGACCTGTAGGCCCTGTTGAGCCCGGTGGAATTGTAAAAGCGAATATTTTGGCGGTATCCGGACCGCTTGAAGTAATAGCAAGAGGACCGGAAGAAACGGTGGGTGTTCCGAAACCCGCCGCCGTTCCTGTTGAACCCGTTGGTCCTGTTGGTCCTGTCGGACCATTCGGACCGGTTGGGCCGGTCGGTCCTGTAGGGCCTGTATCTCCTGTAGCACCTTGAGGAATAGAAAAAGCAAATACCTTTGCCGTATCCGGCCCGCTTGCTGTAACACCAACCGGTCCGGTTGAAGCAGTAGGCGTTCCAAATCCGGCAGCCGTTCCTTGTGGTCCGGTCGGCCCTGTTGAACCCGTAGGTCCTGTAGGCCCTGTAGGTCCAGCCGGTCCTGTAGGCCCTGTAGGTCCTGTAGCACCAATATTTCCACTTGGAGTATATTCTGCTACTATGGCCGCATCATTAGAAGGGATAGAACCGGAAAGCGGGGTTACATCTATTTTGAAGTATCCTGTTGCTTCTGTTACTCCTGTTACTGTAAAAATTATTGGTGCGTCAGTATCCGAATCTGCTGAATCAAAAACAAGTGTTCCTTTGTCTGTTGAGGTTGAATCATCCCATGTTCTATACCATGCTTGTTGGTCTATTCCTCCTCTTGATTCATCATCAATATAGATTTTACTTATTGAGGAAAAAGTGGAATTATTAAATCTAACTTTAGCATCAGTTGGGTCAGCATCAGTAGTTGTAGTGCTAAACACATATTCCGGACCGATTCTGTTACCCCTTGCGCCTGTAGGCCCTGTGCTTCCGGGTGGTCCTGTAGCCCCTGTGCTTCCTGTAGGTCCGGTCGGCCCTGTAGGTCCGGTTGGTCCTGTAGGTCCGGTTGGCCCTTCATCTCCCTCATCTCCTTGCGGTCCGGAAGGACCGGTAGGACCTGTAGCCCCTGTTGGACCGGTAGGACCTGTAGCCCCTGTTGGCCCTGTCGGACCGGCTGGGCCGGTTGGTCCTGTCGGACCTGTTGCGTTTCTCGACAGAACAGAAATCCAAGAATCAGCAGATATACTTTTGATAATACCGTGTTCATTTTGAACAATTGTAGTTTCACCACTTACTGTTACTCCACTTCCAGCGGCAATAGTAATATCTCCAGCACCCTTATTGTATAGTTTAATTTCTGTATATCCCGCCGGCCAATCAACTGATGATTCGGGGGGAACAGTAATAGTGCAACCGCTTGCATTATTTACAACTAATGTTTTTCCTTCGTCTTCTCTAACGAGAGTATGTGTTGTTCCGGTAATGTCTTTTGGAGGTCTTACATCTATTGCGTGTCCTCCAAGATTTGTTCCATCACCAACGAAAACCATACCACTTGAAGTGTCTCGGAAAAGTTGCGCCCCATCCGGAGTTACACCGATTCTATTTGATTCGGTGTCCGTGAATAGGTTTCGGCTATCACTTATCGGCATACAACATCACCACATCACTACTCTTATTAAACCGTTAGGCTACCAAAAACAACCTTTGAATATACAGTTGAGGAGGAAGTTAATGGTCCAATATCAATTACTGATGAAGAACCAGCACTTGTTGTATCCCAATAAAGACCTGTTCCATCGGATTTTAACACTTGACCGGCTGAACCAACACTTGTTAATCCTGTTCCTCCTTGATTTACACCCAACAAATACTCTTCATCCTTTGGTAAATAAATACCCTCCGAAGTTTCAACAAACCCCCACGAACCCTTTATTGTCGGTTTAGAAGAACATCTTATTATTCCACCAGCCGTAGCAAGTAATACGACACCTTGATTTATTGTTAGGGAGTCAAGAGTCATGTTTGCACCCGATGGTATTTTGAACATTGAACCTGCGCCCGATTCATTATCAAGTATTAAGTTTCTCATTCTAAATGTGGTTATTGTGGAATTGAAAAAGGGTAATTGTGTTGCGGCACTTGTGCTTCCCTGTAAAGTCCATTTTGATTCACCACAATGAAATGTAGCAGTATTGATGGTTAGTGTGCTTGTTTTCAAATAAAAGTGCTTATCTTTATCATTAACGCTGGTAGCATTTATTGCAACTTTTTCAAAACTTGCACCACTATTTGCAACTAATGAATACAAATCCACTTTACCGTTTGTAATACTTGAATTAGGAGTTACATATTGAGTTGAAAACTTACCACTAACTAAAGTTACCTTTGGGTAAAGACCATCACTTAATTTTATGGCTGTTGATTGAGTATTAGTTATTTCAAAAGTTATGTTTTGTCTTTGGCTTGATGTATAAGAAAAGGCATCACCAAACTCAACAAATGTTGATTCGCTACTAAGGTTGCTTCCATTACTAAATGAAAGTGTTTTTGCAGAACCCGCCGATAATGTTCCGCTTTTGAAACTTGCAAACTCTAAACTTACATTTGCAACAATTTCAATTGTTCCGGTATATGCCGATGTAACACTAATAGATTTACAAGAACTTAAATTAAAATTGCAATTGCTATTGGATTTATCGTTAAAAAACAAATCTCCACTTGTTAAGTCGCTTGAAGATGGAGTGCCGCTACTCCCGTCAAACCCCTCCCAATTACCAACAGTAGCGGCAGAAGCGTCTCCTGTTCCATTACTCCAAGCCCAATTACCCATTAGGACACCTCAAGCCTTGAACCCGTCTGCGTGGAATTAAAGGCTGAACCACCAGCCTCCGTTATCATAGACAATAGGTTGTCGGCTTGTTTCTGCATAGTCTCTAATTGACTTCTAAATCTAATATCCTGTTGCCTAAACTCATTCTCCGGCACATACATTGGGGCGGTATCAACGAGAACTCGCAGACAGTCGCAACATACTAATGCCTTAATAGCAGATTCTTTGAGTGTGTCTGTAACCGCATTAGTGCCTACATTGTAAGAGTCATTTCTTGCAACTTTATTTACTTCTGCGGTTCTTATGGTAATATATTCTGAGATAGTAGCATCGTTAAGTCCTCTCGGTCTATTCAACAGGTCTCGGATTTGAGCAGTTGTAACGGCCATTTAATCATCTCATTCTTCTTCATCGAAGGCTATATCAAATATAGCGACCCCTTCCGGTGGAATAGGGTATCTTCCCATTGAAAAGAACTCTCCCGATTTAACAACTTGTCGGGCAAGGCGGCCATTCGGCAACCAATATAGGGTTTTATGCTCTAATTCGGGGAATGGAGAATTACGAGCAGGTCTAACTCTTCTAATAAGCCAACCGCTTCCACTTTCCCAATAATCAAGCCGATGTTGAAGATTGTTTATCGTTGGATTTTGGGGTATTGGTATATTTCTTTTTCTTAATTCCCTTGTTAGGCTTGCTTTGCTTTTCTTGCTCATCTAATTCACTTTCCTTTTCTATCTTTACTTCTTTCTTAGGCATAGCCTCATCAACAACTAATGTGGAATCACGAAGACTGTAAGCCCATTCTCTAATCGCTTTCCTGTCCGGAAGCGTGAGAACAAGGCTTACTTCTTCGTCAGAAAGACTCCTTCCGAGTTTTCTTGCTGCATACGAAAGCGCAAAGTCTTCGTTAAGCATCTAACATCACCACACTTAAGCGGCTATGTTAGTGATTTTACAAATCCTATTGTTCTTACCGCTTGCTGCTCCATCTTGGTGTTCGTGAATTACACAACCCATGTAGCCGCTTAGAATCCAATCATAACCAACGCCCGGAATACGAGTCAATTCTGTCTCCATGAAGCCCGGTCCGTTGTATTGGAAAAACTCAGCAGTCTCAGCACCCGGCACTAATAGAAGTGCGGTGTCTGCAAGACGGGAGTTGCGACTGTATAGAACAGTTAGGTTTGCAACTCGGCGTAGGTGGTCTGCAAGAGACTCAACTACATTTCCATATAGAGTTGTGTTTAGTAGGACACTTCGTAGTTTCGCTGGAACGATAAGGACAACTGCCTCATCACCGCTAACTCGACCGTTCTCAAAAATCTTATCCATAGCGGAAAGAACATTGGATTCTGCGTCTTCTGCCGCAGTATCCCATTCCTTACCGGATGCAACGGCAACAGACTGCCCTGCGCCGTCAATCAAAGTCTCAAGGATTAGGTCATCAATGATGTCTGCCCTGTTTCGCACGATAGCCAACTGTTGTCGGTCAAGAGTTTCAAAGGACTCTCCACGAAGTAGGGTTGAATCAAGGAAGATTGTTCGGCCTTGACCCTTCTTTAGAGATACTTCGTAGTTAGCAGTTCCAATGTGTGTTGGCTCAACTACTGCGTTATCATCCACAGGGTAAGTAAATGTTCCATCAACACCGGAATACCACTTAAAAGTTAGCCAATCAACTGTTCTAACACCCACAACCTGTGTTCCAACCGCAATCAAAGTTGATTGTAGTTGGATGAAGTCTCTTAGGGTTTGTTCCATTACTGCGTTTCCCGGTCCAAAAGGTCCGTCAGCCGCTTGCACATTCAAAATCTCATCTAATGTTTTACTCATTTAATCACCTCAAGCAATTGCCGCTCCGTGTGTATCAACAGGGATTAACGCACCTTCTGTCGAAGATGATGTATCACCCGAAAGTGGGGCGGAAAGGGCAGTAGCGGCGTGTGCGGAATCGCCAACATATAGTCCGAGTTTCTTATTAGAACCTGCGGTTGATGTTGCAAGACCGTCTCCACCGACATATACGGTGTCGCCAAAGTCAAAGGTTGAAGCGGCATCGGTTTGAACCATCAAAACTCCACCGAGAGGATAGAAAGAAACTGTTGCCCCTGCGGTTGTAAGTGTGTGGTCTGCACCGGACCTGCTGGATGAAGCAGTTGTGATACCGATAGCAACTGATGTTGCGGTTGAAAGGTCAGCGTGGTTAGCAGTTGAACCAACCTTCAAAATCTTTCCTGTTCCATAAACAACTGTGCTGTCTTCTAATTCAATATTTCGTGGTAGTGGATAAGTCATCAATAATCACCTCTAACTTCTTCAAATGACTTCGCTCGGAAGTCGCTCTCGGAGCGTGATAGAGTTCTGTTCCATGCGGATACCCACATATTGTAAGCCCTCTCATAATCTGCTTCGGGAGTTTCAATTCTTTCTTTGTTCAAGAAATTAGCAACTACTGCGTCATTGTTTGCAGTAGGAACGGATGGAGACTCTTCTTCATCCGGTGTTGATGCCTTTACAGGCTTCATATCAACAATTGGGGTTTCCTCAACATGGGATTCCTCCCATGAAGCAATCAAACCGTTTAGGGTATCTGTTGAAAGGTCCTCATGGCCCTTCATTCCCAATTCTGATGCTTTCTCAACAAGAGATGTGCGCTCGCTTTCGGCCTTCTCTTGCTCAATTCTTTCAAACTCAGCAACACGAGCCTCAAGGAGAACCTTCTCAGCAATAAGAGCCTCGACATCGTGAGTGTCTTCTTCGTTTGCAATAACTGTATTTTCTTCGCTCATAGGTAATTCACCTGTTTTCGACACCATTGGATTATTTCTCCCATATATAACCGTAGCGGAAATCTCCTTCTCTTTCTTTTCAACAGAAGTTATTTTCGCTCTATCATAGGCTGGTTTATGCACAATAGCCAAATGGTCGAAATTAAAGTTAGTATTAAAAGCATACATTGGTCTTCCATCTTCTGCTTCCAATGTTTCATCCGGAATACCTGTTCCACCGATGCTTACTCCGTATCCTTCTCTTAACCAAAGTCCGGACTCTAAAGAAGCAAACAACTCTTCTCTTAGAACATCACCTGCGAAATGGACTTCAAATGTGTCTTCTCCGGTGTAATTAACATAAGCATCAGTAACCACACCAACAACGGCCTCATCAACGCCGCCATCCATATTTCGTGTAAATCTGCCGTTTTTTACAGCAGGGTGGTTTAGTGTAATATCTGAGTTAATCATAGCACTTGCTACTGATTCAGCAAGGTCTGCACTAATAGACCATCTGTTTTTGTTGTATCCCTCGTGGAATGCAATACCCTTTATTGTTACAACGGACTTTCCATCTTCCGCAACAACGCTGGTTTCAATAGAAGTAATATCAATTTCAAGAGTTACTGCTATTGGTTTGCAAGAGCCGCCTCGCATTTCTTGACCCGGAGGGCAAGAATCTCCATGTTTATAACCTTCGACTGTGTTATCATTATCCTTTTTAGAATCGTATTCCTCGTGTGTGCGACAGGGCATATAGATTCTTTTTCCATCCTGTTCCATACTGTGAATAGAGTTGCAACCCAACTCTTCGGCTCGTGTTCTTGCCTCTTCGGGTGTGCTAAACATATCTTGCCCTATTTCTTCTGCGGTGGCTTTTTCATCTGAGCCATCACAACCACAACCACAACCCATGCTTTGCAAGTTTTCCTCCGTTTCATAAATATGTTGCTCGGAGGAAGTATAATCTGTTACTGACTTTCCTCTTTCCCACATTTTACAAGACCAATAGCGGGCCTTCCATTTTGGGCCGGGAGATTTGCAATTATGGCGTGAGCGGAAAGATTTTCTTCTTTCGGGGTCATCTCTTTTAATTTCCATGTTAGGGTCGCCAAATCTTACAATGACTACATTACCGCTTGCATTTTTAGTATAGACTGCAAACTTCTTTGATTCTTTAGGTGTCCTAAATGGTTTATTCAATGTTACTTTTCTTCCTTGATATTCAGCGGCGGATGCGTCTAATTCGTCTCCTTCATCGTTTTCACGATACCACTTTTGAAACTCCTCTTCGTTTGGGCCGGGAAAATAAAGTGTTTGTCCGTCAGCCGTTTTTGTTGTATGAACCACACCATCAAAACCCATCTCTCTTGATTTCTTTTCTGCTTGTTCTTTTTCCATAAATATATAATCTTCCATTTTAGCAGTTACGCCCCAATCTTCATATTCTTCCATTTCTTCACCGGCCTTACTGTTTGATTTTCTTTTATGCGATTTAGGCAAAAGGTCGTTATCCTGTTTATAGTTAGGATTACTTGGTCTTCCATTACGCATGAGATATAAAAACGCTTTTACTCTTGCAATCCCCCAACCTGTGCGAGACATATTGGGAGCATGAGTATTACTAAAAGCACCAGCACCCCTGCGGAAAACAGACTTTAGCATACCCATACTTGCTTTTGGTCCTTTGTTTTTCTTATTACTTTCAGTCATTAACTTTCGGATTCGTGCTTCTGTTTCTTTGCTTATTTTTATAGATTTATTGGGCTTACTTGCAGAATCCTTTTTGTTTTTCTTTGAGCCCTTTCTTCTTTCGCTGGGTTTTGCTGGAGTCTTACGAGGGTCATTTTTTTTAGGTTTTCCGTATTGCAAAGCCTCAACCGCTTTATCATCAGCATAAGAGTTGCAAATTGCAAATCTTTGGTCTCTTTCCGGATATTCAGTATTCATTTTATCATCAGACATACAACGGGAAATGAAGTCTTCTCTTTCTTCACCTTCTCTTCGTGTAGGCATTATCTTTTGCCCCCAAAATACTCAACCGCATGGCCTTCTTCAATAAGCGTAGCATTAACATTTGTTGAACCAACTTTTAATTCTCCCAAACATCTTCCAAACTTACCTACGCCATGTGATTTCAAAACAACGGTTTTACCACCGACTAATTGTTCAAGTCGTTCTTTAGCGGCAAGACCCCTTATTTTCTCCTCTTTATCTCGTGTGCGGGATTCCGGAGCATTCAAGCCATGCAACCTCACACGAACATTGTAATGAACCTTAAATCCTAAATCAACGCGGGCATCCACCGTGTCGCCATCAACGACTCGCAAGATTTCTGCTTGGTATTCCCACATTAGACAATCACGCCCACGATTCTCAAAATGACCCTCCAAATAGGATGGCCTTCAAAATACACCTACTCATCCCCAACAAGACAACTAATACAATCGCCCATTGAGCAAAAATCACAAATCATTGTTTCTTTCCTCCCTTTGTGATTTGAAATGCCTCCATATCGAGACTGTGTTGTTTCTGCATCTTTTCCATATCAAGGTCATGCTTTAACTTCATTTCCTCAAGCATTCGGCTGTGGCCTTCGACTGCTTCTGCGGAAGCAACATCACTTGATAATTGGTCGGGCAAAATGTTAATTTTAGCACCTTCTTTGCTCTTGAACAAATCAAGGACTGATGTAATGATTAGTAGTGCCGGACCACCGAGTAATCCGATAACTGTTAATTGACTATCGCTAATATCTCTTTCTTCAACGATTGAGTAATATGATGCAGTAGCAGCAATCATAACCCACATAATTACGACCATAAATCCGAAGGCGAGCATTAGATACTCATTCGGGTTGCTCATTTTTAGCCTACGCCTCATGGGTCTAAAATTGGATAGGCGACTTATCAATGCTACTATCAAAATTACACTTTCAAGAATCATCTTCAACACCGGGCTGGGAATCTCGGCGTTCTAACCTTCCTGTGGTGTTTGATGTTTGAGTTTTGCGCTCATTTCCTTTTCTTCCAATAGTAGGTTCGTTCAAAATCTCTAATGATTGGTTTAAGTCAAGGATACCAGCATTATAACCGAGTGCGGCTCTTTGCATCTTAACTGTTGGGGATTCGTCTTCCACAGGCTCAAACTCTAATCGAGGAAGGTCTTTTCTTTGGTGTTCAATACCTAATAACTCAAGATGCTTTGAAAATAAGTCTGTTGTTGCTTGAACCAAAACCTGTTGCAGTCTGCGTATAGCAGTCAAGGCCCAAACATTAGCATTGTAGGTTGCCGCAAATGTTGAGCCCCGCTCTTGACCCGCTGCAACTCTCGGCACTTGCAATACTGCGGCAATATCTGCATTTACTGTATCCAAAAACGAAGTATTGTCGGGTATTGTGTTTCTTGTGTCGGTGTGGTGAATCTTGATGTAATCGGGGAAAACAGGTATTTGGTCTCCTCGTAGCGATTCAAGGGTCTTTACTACTTCATCCATAATGTATGTGAGTCTCGCCTTTTGTTCTTCGGGGTCTGATATGTGTTCTATGGCCGACCTATCAATTGTAATGAATTGTTTAGTCATAGACTCCTCTAATGCTAATCTGTGGTTCATGGTGTTGTATTTTACACGGATAGCCTGTTCAAGTGAGGAAAAACGAGATGCGCCCCATACACCGTATGTTTGGCGGTTTTCGTTATCCAAAAACCAATAACTCCGATAATCTATTCTAATATGTAGTATTTCATCTGCGCTAAATCTTTCTTCTGTGGAGTCTCCTTCACGAAGAATATAATCGGTTGCTTCGATGATTGGGTTTAGTCTGTCGGTTGTTTGTGTGCTTGGCCTTCCATCGGTAATTGTAATTTGAGCCACAGGTAATGATTGCACATCTTCTATACCTACTCCTGTTCTTCCGACCAATTTGTTTATGTCGTTCCCATAAACCATTAGTGAGCGCATACCATTGATTAGCAAATCATCAAAGTCAAGAGTTTCTTCAACTAAAAGTCTGATTGCTTCTCGGATAGTTGCGTTCTTTGCGTTTCGATAGTTGATAGTGTAATTGTTCGCAGTTAGTGATACTGCACGAACCGCACCGTTTAGTTCGGGGTCGTAATTAACCATATCGTCATATCGGTCAAACTTAGTCTCGTAGTTTGAGTTAGCCCGTAGTTTGTCTGTGTTTTCCATTATGTCTGTTAGACCGGCGGCGGCTTTAACCAGCAAAGGGTTTTCGCTGGAGTCTGCCCGTCTCGCACCCGCCCACGCACGAGAGAAGTCAATTTCCGGCTTTTTAGGTTGTGGCCGGAATCTATCGAATATACCCATATTTTCGACAGATATTTACTATTTAATTAACTTTAGCCCAAAATCAGACGATATAACAGATATAGTAGGATTCCCGACCCACCTGTTACTTGCGCTACTCGCTTTGTTATGAACCTATCGAGACTGTATATTGGTCCATTCATTATCATATCTTGGCTTTCTTCTATATTTTTCACGCTATTTTCAACGGAAAGCAATCTTTGTGAATGCGAATGATGAGCCTTCGTGTGTTCTCTCATTTCTGCTTTCATATCGCTAACATCATCTCTCACAAGGTCCAATCTCGCCATCACCGCTAATGTTGATTCATCCATGTTCCGCAAAATATATTAGATGATTTATCAAGACTCGTATTTATTTCTGTTTCTGTCTATTTCTTTCCGGAAATATTACAGGCTCGCAGTATAACGGTTTTTGAATTAGTTTTATTTCCTATAAGGTATTTAAGATTAGAACCTAAAAAAAACTCTTATAGTGATTAGAATTATTAGAAAAAACGATAGACTGCAAGCCTGTATTTTTTCCGGACATAATTGAATCCATTTTGAAAGAATGATTATAACACAGTAATGGTTAGGGTATTTTATGAGCCGAGTATATGACCTCATCAATGAACATCTGAAAGTTGCAAATACCTTTCCAAACTCCGCACAGTTTGCTAAGTATCTGCATGGTATTGACCCTTCGGTTAAATACCCAACATGGAAGAAGCGTGTTGAAAGGTATCAACATGAGTTTGGTGAAATTGACTTTTTGATAGAAGACCCATACGAAGAATTGCCCGATGAATGGGAAGGCACATGGCGTTCTCTTGCTATTGAGTTACACGCACGAAGGCCCGAAATAACAATGAAAGCATGGGAGATGAGAATACATGATGCTAAGGTTAAGGGCTTAATCAAAAAGAAGCAACGACCTAACTTCATCACTACTACTTTTGGTGGTGAGCCGACTCAAATAGCCGATGTATGGGATGCTATCGAAACCGCAACAGGCGAAAACATAAGAAAGGCAGAAAATGCAAGATGGGCTGAAATAACATTTGAGGGTGGTAAGTATCTCGGTATCGCTCTTGCGAGCGACCAACATATCGGAAACAAATTCACCGACCACGAGCGAATGCGTGAGGATGCTGAATTAGTTGCAAATACTCCTAACTGTTACGCTATACACGCTGGCGACTTCATAGACAACTTTGTAATAGACAAACCACGACCGAGTATGAAAGCAACAATTCCACCGAGCGTTCAATGGAAACTTTGCGACCACTACTTATCAATGTTTGAAGATAAGATTCTTGCAGTAGTTGCTGGTAATCACGACCTATGGACCAGCGGCATGACTGATTACGACCCACTAAGCCGTCAAGTGCTTGATAGAAACATTCTGTATCATCCCCATGAGTTAAACATTAGAATAATGAACGGTAAGATACCGTATAACTTTGCTATACGACATAAGCGCAGGGGTAACTCAAACATCAATCCTTCTCGTGTAGTTAAGAAGATGTGGGAGGATGGCGAGTCCGATTTTGATATAGGAGTAGTAGGTCATCACCATACACCCGTTATTGAAAACTTTACACGGCATGGTCTTGAAAGATGGGCGGTAAGGCCGGGAAGTTACAAAATCATAGATGGTTATTCCGAAATGATTGGTTTCCAAAAAGAGCGAGCAACTTGCCCCTTAGTCATATTATCCCCCGATGCAAGACACATTCAAGTCTTTTCTGATTTGAGAGATGGGTTAGAGACCCTTCGTGTATTAAATGGTGAGTAATATGGTTGATGACTTTTTAGTTTCTGAAACATGGACTTCCGATTGCGAAGAGTTTATAGTAGGCACTATGTTAGATAATACAGATAATTTAGTATTCTGTTTAGAGATAGACGATTATGAAATTGCAAGTATTATTCTCGATAGGTCAAATGTTGAATCTCTCGTTGATTTTCTCGCAGAATGGACCGGATTTCCTATGTTTGTAGGCGGCGACCCATTAGGTGTAACAGATGAAAGGAAATGACTTACTAACTAACTTTAATCTGCAAAGAAGCAGATACGACCATAAACACTTCTATGAATGGTTGGGTTACACATGGGGCAACCATATAGGAGAATGGTTTGACCTATTCAATGATAGACAGGGTAAAAGTGTGCATCGTGTTTTATTGATTGCACCACGAGACCATTCCAAATCCACCACGCTAAGAGTCAAGGCTTTACACAGTCTGCTATTTGAACGATGGCGCAACAAACCTTTTACTACATGGTTATTTTCCGCCAGCAAAGACTTAGCCGCTAATCGTCTTGAAGAAATCAAAGATGACCTAAAAAGGCATCCGGAGTTATCCCGAATGATTGATGAGTCTAAAAGCAATAAATGGAAGTTGCAACTAACCAATGGTTCATGGATTAAGGCATCGTCTGTTGGTTCTGCTATTCGTGGAGAACACCCAGCAAGAATCATTCTTGACGATGTGTTAGATGATGGCGGCGATAAAACCGATGATGATATTAGACAATGGTTTAGAAAAAAACTAACACCTATGCTTTCCCCCGAAACATCTATTTTTGTTGTTGGAACGCCACTTTCTCTTACAGACTTATACCACACAGAAATGCTTGAAAATGAAGCGTGGGCTTCATGGAAGAAAGGAAGCGTGTTAAATTATGATGAATGGGCTAAGAACCCCGAAGAAATAGAGGCCATAGCGTTGTGGCCGGAGTTTAGACCTATTAACTTCTTGCTTGAGCAAAGACAGGCTATGGGTGAATTAGCATTCTCTCAAGAGTATTTGTGTCGTGTAGTTGATGATGCCTCCGCCGTATTCCCCCAACACCTTACAAGAAAACACTTAGGGATGGAATCTGTATTAGAGAAAGAAAAATTACATGAAGGCAGATATGTTATTGGGTTTGACCCCTCGCATGGTATAGGTAAGGACTATTCTGTTATGGTTGTAATGAGACAAGACAAAGAAGGGTTCTTGCATCTTATTGATATATGGCGCAGAAATGATTTTGAGCCGAGCAAACAAGCACATGAAATAATCAGACTTTGCACTACTTACAAAAACCCTATCTTTGCGGCGGAGTCTGCTGGATTCCAAAGACTCTATCAGTCTTTGTTGCAAAACATGGGTGCTAATATTGACTACAGACCCAGCCCCGTATCAAACAGGGTTCTAAAGCAAGGTCTTCTAATGAGAATGCGAGCATGGTTTGAACAGGGTAAAATTGTTTTCCCCTACGGAGACCATGAAACGAGAACAATAGTAAATGAATTATTACAAGAATTAGAAACTCACGCATGGGATAGCGGAGTAATTGTTGATAAAGGGAGACATAACGATATAGTTATGGCTCTCGCACACGCAATAGACCAATTCCAAAACATTACTTCTTCCTCTAACACCCCTATGGTATCAGCGGGAGTATCACTTAATAGTTGGAAAGGAAAGGCTACGCCTCGTAATCCAACCACTAATGGTAAGTTTGTATCGTTCAGACCTTAGAATGCAAGGACAGCAACGATTGCATCACTACTTGGGTCTCCGGAAAACACTACTGTTACGGTGTTTGCTCCGGTAGCCTTTGCTGTTTTGATGGTTACATTGTTTGTTCCGTCATCCTTTAGGGTCGCAATAATCTTAGATGATGTGGTTACACCAGCAACGGTTAGTGCTTCGGTTGCACTTCCGCCAGCAGTAGTAACTTCAACTACTTTATCGGCAAGTAGGTCTGTTACCCCGCTTGCAAGGTCTGCAACATCAACACCGCCAGCGGCAATATCTGCTGATGCTATTTCCCCGTCTCTAATGTGGTGGCCCATTATTACATCTTGTAAATGTCGGTTCTTCGGCATAATTAAGACTAAATCCTTCTGTTTTATTAAGATTATCTAAGATTTATAAAATATATGGGTTTTTCTATAAAAAAAATAAAAAATTACGAGAGGGGGTTGGCGTGTAGCATGAGCCGCCAGCCCCTCCATTTTTGGCTCGGAAAAGTTGCAAATCTCAAAGCCCTAAAAGTTGCAAAAACGATGGACTGCGAGGCTATTTGCAACTACGAAACCTTTACTTTTCAGACCTCAAGTCCGAGTCATGGTGAATTACCATACAAACGAGCGTGATGACCGAACCGAGAATGCGGAGAATGGAGACCCCTACGGGGTCTCCCCGTTGGATAAGGAGGTGTGGATTGAGAGCAATTTTTCTCCTCAACTATACCTTTACTATCCCAAAGCGTCAATTTTGGCGAATCCAATCCCTTCAATCTGTGCTTTACACCCCGAAGGGGTGTATAACTCCCAAATCTTGTGGATGGGTTCTATCATCCCAGCCGACTATCAAGATGAACCATTGAAACACATAGCCGCCACTTTTGACGGTCAAGAATACCAATTTTGGACTACTAAGGTTGAGGCTCAAGAGGCTCTTAGTGATGTGGTTTTGGATGCTGAAATGAGTTGGATGGAATGGGAAGATTTAGACGATTGGGAGTTAATCGAAATCAGCGATTTAGCGTCAATTTCTGAGGTTGAGTTTGATGCTGAGATAGGACTCAAAATGCTGGAGATTATGGAGTGAAACAAAGCCGCAGTCAAGCGATTTTGATTTTTGAATTGAAACTAATTTGAACAAAAAGGAGGAAAAAGCATGAAAGAAAATGTGAATGATGATGCAGAAAGAACGACTGCACAGGATGCCGTAAGGCATCCTGTGTCTGAGGAGGGTGTTCCTAAAAGGAACATCACCTTCGGAGATTTTCTGATGGAGGAGGCTGAATCTTTGATTCAGCATTTGCTATCAGAAGGTGGGGCAACCATTGACCCAATCTCTATGGAGATTCGGAATTGGTCTCAAGGCTACGCAGTAGCCTTGAACACCGGACATGGTGAATATCCCTTTGATGGGGCTTCTTCCCTACGGGAAGTTTTCCTATCAAAATTGGATTCAGTAAGAACCGAAGCCGCCGAAAACAACCGATATATCGGTTGCTGGATTGAAGTTGATGATGAAGACAAAACTACGTTTTGTTTTGAAACATCAGTTTTCGTCAATAACCAAACCAAAGCCATGAGACTCGGTGTAACCGAGTCTCAAAGAGCCATTTGGGATTTCAAGGAGTCGAGGGAGATATATCTCCCTACTTCTGAAATCAAGAGGTTGTGGATTATCGAGGCCTTAGAGTATCTAAGCCTTGACTTAAACGACATTGACTCCTATTTGGAGTCAGTAAAGGCTAAGGTTCAATTCAAAGAATTGAGGTCAAGGTTCTTTGATGCTCTATATCAAGGAGACATTAAGGAAAATATCTCCTCCTTAGAGGAGATAGCCGACTCAATGGAGGAAGAATATCTCGTTAAAGATTGGATAGGATTCCAAATGAAAGTTACTCTTGAGAGTATGCTGGATTTCACCAACTCTTCCGATTCGGATTTTAACTTCGTTAGGAAGGGAATTAACCGAGTTTATCGAGAGACCCAAGAAATCCTCGATTCGGGAAATTATTGAGGATTCAATCGAAGATTGGAAATCGAATAAGGAGGTGAAATCAAGTTAGGGAAAAGTTGCAAATCCGGAGGGGGTCGGCAGTCTCAGACTGTTGGCCTCCTCCAACTCTTTTTTTGCTTATCAAACAGTAATCGAAGATTAAGTCAAGATAAGGCGAAGAATCTTCTGCAATTTTTTGGATTCAGCAGTTGGTTATGTAATAACCACCAAGCAAAATTGTCCGGCTAATATAGTCAATAGGTATCAACGAGTTGATACCGTAGTCCGGATATTAGGCCGATTCGGTCTTAGAAAATCAATCAACTCGCGCACCGGACTTCACGCAGGGAGAGTCATCAGAAGTCTCTTTGCGAAGTCCTTGATGTGTGCCTCATATACGCCTCCAAATGACTGCTGATTTTTCGGAGGACTTCCGCACGAATCCACGCGGATATAAGCAATAAATCGAAGATTTTTGCTTCATATCTTCAATAGGAGATTACACAGGCCTCCGTCTGTGTTGTGGATGGATTGTAAATCCAGCCACAATGTATCCGTATGTGATTTACCAAACAATACTACGGAGTATTGTTTGGAAAATTGCTGATAATTTTTGGGTATTTGGAAATAACAATTTGCAAGTCAAAACTCAGACGGTGTGCATTATGCGAAGTAAGAGTCTTAAGTAGGTGTGCCTCCGATAAGAGTGATGAGGTCGAGATTGACTGATTTAGGAGATGCCGGAAGAATGAATGCCGTAGGAGTAGTAGTTGCCGCTTTACTACTCTTCGGAGTAGTGGTTAGCGGCTTTAGTGCGGAGATAAGCACAGTCCTCTCTATTGTAGGACTTGCAACTCTCTCCGTATCAAAGTCGTTTGATATTACTGATAGCCAAATTAACGAAGTTAGGCGGCGAATCAAAAGATTGGGTGGAGCGAATGTCTATCGAGCCAAAGGCCACCAAGATTCTGATTGTCCTTGCTGTGGCGAAGCCATGAAGGGAAGGGAAGTTGCAAACTTCCTAAGCAACGGTGATGGTGCTATCTTTGGAAACCGATACTCAAAGTGGCTTCACTTTGAATGTGGAATCCGAAATGGCTTCGCCATCGGTGCATACAGAAGCCAAAAGGCTTCCAAAACTCCGTCAGAAGAAACAGGAAAGGTCATTTCATACCTTCACCTATACTTCGGATTGCAAGAGTTGCTGGACTTCCTCAGTTTGGCTGATAGAGCCCATTCATGGAGTCAGCCAGCCTCTTCTGATGCGTTTTACTCGCCGGAAGCAAGGAGGGAAATGCAGTCCTTCAATTCCAACTCGGTTATCTTAGCACAACCAAAGGTTGAGCCAACTCCTCAACCGAAGGTTGTTGAACCAAAGACCCAACCGAAGGTTGTAAAATCTTCCACCGTAGGTGGAGCAGAAGGCCAACTTATCGAGTTGATTCAGAATATTGCTGGTAAAGCAATTGATGAGGAGACAGTCCGAAGGATTGCTCACGAAACCGCAAGCGGTGTAATCGAACAGTTTAGCAAATCCTTCGCTCCGGTCAGAACCCTTGAAGTAATCAAGGGTCAGCAAATAGTTGCAAAATCCGGAAGTGTCTATCATCCACATTTCCCAACTGCGTTGGGGATTATGACTGCTGGACTTGCAACTCGTGGCTTCCCTAATCCGGTTTTCATGGCCGGAGATGCTGGAACAGGCAAGTCTCGTGCCGCTGAGATGTTCCATGCACTTCTTCAAGAAGTGGGTTTGTTATCTAAAGAACAGGACTTCAAAGAGGTTATCTGCTTCGCAGATATGGAGAAAGGCGACTTGATTGGTCGGGTCAAATACTCCCTCACATCAGACAACGAATGGAATATGAGCGGTCTGACTACTGTTCTAATCAATGGTGGCCTTGCCTTTATTGATGAATTGGATAAAGCCGACCCAGCAGTTGCAACTTTGCTAAACGGAGTTTTAGCATCGAGACAACTCGTGAATCCGGTTACAGGCGAGGTCATTCCGGTTAGCAAGAATTGCTATATCGTGGCGGCTGGTAATACTACCGGATTTACAAAATCCCCTCGATTTGCGGCGGCTCAGAAGCAAGACGCTTCGCTTCTTGACCGATTCGCTGGAGGCTTTGTTTCATTCGGTCATTCTAACCGAATCATGGCTCACATCTGCGGTCTTTCCAATGCTGGAAAGGTTGAGGCGGAAGAGAGCCCAGCAGGTGAGCCAGCAACTCCGCAAGAAGTCTTCGACTCGTTCAATGAGTTGAAAGATTTGGCCGACTCGACCCGAATGGGTATCCCGATGAGTTATAGAGCATTAGAAGTCGGTATGAGCCTTGCTCATTCCGGTTGGACAATGCCTTCAATCGTTGGTCGCTGGATTGTTCCTTTCAACGAGGAAGCGAAGAGGCAAGTTGTTGCAAATCGTATCGGTGGCCTCAACTCATGGGAGGATTCGGCTTCGCTGATTCCAGCAGGTGTTGAGCCAATCACCACACCAATTGGAGGTGCGGTCTGAGTCGAAAGACTCGGACTCGCCCTCTCAATTTACAGGAGGTGAGACGAGAAATGCTGAACAATGATTCAACCGATGAAAACGGGGTCAGAACCGGATGGTTCAAGCACCAGCGAAGCGAGCCGATAGATTTCATCTATGCTCCAAGCCATTCAGCCATGATTCGTTCCATAGAATATGGAGAGAGGCATGAGAATATCCAAAACATCACGAATATGACCTCTTCCGGCACAGACCGTAGGTTCTATGGAAGAGTTGCAAATGCTAAAGTCGTCAAAGACGAAGGCCGAGATGGAGTCGGACACGAGAGAGATGCAAAGGGCGTGGAGAAGCACGAAGGAAAGATGCTCGATGCTCTTTCACAATTTCATTCTGAAATTATGGGAAGCATTCGATGCTGGACTGATGCTCCACGAGTTGTTCATGGAATCTCAATGGAACGCCTGTTCAATGGCGAGAATCCATTCAGAAGCAAGAAGCGGGTTCGCATGAAGCAAGAAGTTGTAGCCCTCTTCGTGCCGACTAACTCTCACGCTGAAATCAAACCGGAAATCAATTCGATTCGTGCAAGTGCGGCTTTAGCCGCCGCTGAAATCCTTGAGGAGCAAGGATACATGGTCGAGATATATGCTTTAGCATATTCAACAGGAGTTGCAAGAAACGGCAACGGTGCAGTCGCAGTAACTCGCATCAAAGCGGCGGATGAGGTTTTCAACCTGTATCAAGCGGCTTCGGCCATGTCCTCATGGGTTTGGAGGAATGTTACCTTCTCCGCCCGTTCCTTAGCGGGAAGAAGGGCATCGAATGTATCATCCAGCGGTGCTGGAACATCACAAAATCCGGATAAGGAGTTTTGTGAGAAACTTGCAACTATTCTCGGTTGTGATGCTTTCAGCGCAGTCAATCACATACCACGAAACAATAATGTTGGGTCTCAAGTGGATAAGGCCGTTGATGCAGTAGTAACTGCAATCGAGGAGGTGATGGAACAATGTTAGACGAAGACTTGCAAGAGTTTGTAACTCTCCCGACAGAAGCGGTGGTTGATGTTATCTCCGCCCTTCTGTCCGGAGATGAGGGAGAGCGTGAGGTTCATGCAAACGCTCTCCTCGCCTGTCTCCTTTACAACGAAGGAGTATCAGACAGACAGACAGTCGTAAGGCTGACCGAAGAAATCCTACACATGAGAGATGCGGCCATTCGTGGCGAGTCAATTGATGAGGCGGATATTGCAAATATCTCCCGCATAATCAAGGGAGGTGAGGAGGAATGAGCGAGGAAATTACTTGCGGTTGTTGCAAGTCTTTCCCGAAGGCGTGTAGCGAATGCGGAGCGAGACCCGCTCCCGTTGCTGGGCCGGATGCGGTTCATTCCGCCCTCAACCTTTGGCGCACCGAATTAAGACTTGCAAATAGTGGTCGGCTCAAACTCTTCACCCAATACCTATGCGACACTTGCTTTGAGCGCATTGTGTTCGATGAGTAGGTGTGATTCAGATGCACACCCACGAGAACGCCTTGCGTATGAGCAGACTCTCCGGCCAGCGCAAGCCCCAAAAGGAGAACCGAGACGAGACAATTTTGACCCACGAAAAGGAGGTGTTGTCCGGCCTAATTTTGAGGGGTCGGGCGCACCACCCGCATACACACACCCCCCTACTCCCGCACGAGTTGTCCGTTTTCGGCGGATTACTTCATATACTGTGGAGGGAGGCGAGATGGTGAGGACAATGACGAGCCCAACGATGGATGACCTAACGAACCGATTGAAGAAAGCGGTAGGCGTGGAGGAGGATTCTTCCCCTGCGTCTATCGAGCCCGTAGTGGAAGCGGGCAAGAGCCTACGCCGCATAAGGAGGGAGAAAGCCGAAGCCTACGATGAAATGGTTTTGCAAGTTGCCTCTCTCACGACTGCGTTAGGCAAGGCGCAGAATGGCCGCAGACGACTTGCACATCATGTTGAGGACTACTTTGCACAACTCGACAAAGTTGCAAATATGGCTGATGACGACCCCGACAAAGCGACTCAAGGTATTCGCTTACAGGATATGCGCTCTCGTATGTTTGACTGCGTGGATGATACGCTGGGAGGTGAATGAATGAGACAGGAAAATGCGAAATGGAATAATTATCTAACCCCGATGGATGCTGATGTTGCGGCATTCATCCGCTCACACCCCGTATTACATGAGGCGATTGGCTTCTGTGCAGACTACATGAAGCAACAAATCATCCCCCGTATAGGCAAATGGTGGTCTCGTGATGTGGTGGAAATCACCCAAACAAACTTCGTAAAGGACTGCAATTTGCAAGACTGCTTTGGTTGGAGAAATCACACGACCGAGCCGGAGTATGCGCCAATAAACCCACCAGCGGCACGATATTTCGTATGTAGGGGCGAGCATGAGGTGTTCGACCGTGTGTATGAGGAGGCACGAGAGAGCCTTCATCATTTCAACCCCTCTTTTGTTGCAAATTACACCGCCGAAGGCATTGATGCAGAAATCATCAAAGTGTTGCAACCGCTCCACGATTCACGCATAGTCTATCAAATGCTTCAACACCCACAGAAATACACGCTACGAAGACTCGTGGAAGAGGCTATCCAAACAGACGGTGCGGCGCATTTTCTTGCAACTTATGACGGTGAGGAAATCGAGATAGACTGCACAGACGGGGAGACCTGCTACATATACAGGAGGGATTGAACATGGATACACTATACGATTGGGCGGATGCAAACGGAAGGAGGCCCGAAGAGGCGGGCTGGTATCAAACCCTGTGGGTATGTCGCACAGGCGATAAGGAGGTGTTCTATACCCTCTATCAGCACCAATGGTTCGTCAAACCACACCCATACAAAGCGGGTAAGTTTGCGACATGGTGCAAGAGTAGTTTTGTGCAGAACCTTTCATACACACTAAACGAAGCAATTGCAAAAGCCGAAGACCTGCGAGAGCGCACATTGGCTCGTGGATTTGCAAATGCACACATACGCATCAAGTATTCCGAGACCCCACGAAAGAA